CAGCAAGATGAAAGAAAGTGCTACAAAGTTCAACAACTTTATGGTAACTAAACTTGCTGAAGAAATTGGCGAACTGCGTAAAGACCGTAAGCAGCACAATGAAGGACTAGAAAAACTAGAAAACTTCATAGTGCATGCTCTAGCTCATGAAATTCAAGAATTTGCCCAAGACAAGCGTGACGTGGTTGAAACCAAAGTTCGTTTGGTCCGCGAAGCACGCAGCAAACTTGAAAACCTCAAGTCACGTTTCGTTAAGGAAAGTGCCGAGAAAATGAGTCGTGCTGTTAGCAGTCATCTCAAAGCTGAATTGACACAGTTACAAGAAGACATCAAAGTTGCTCGTGAGAACAATTTTGGACGTCGTATCTTTGAAGCGTATGCAGCAGAATTTGGCGCTACTCACCTGAATGAGAACGCAGAAGTTCGCAAGCTCAGCAGCCTGCTACACTACAAAGACAAGCAGTTGTCAGAAGCCATTAAACTCACCGAGCGAGCTAAAGTCGTCGTTGAGTCCAAAGAACGTGAAATACGTATGATCAAAGAATCCAATGAGCGTGATAGCTCATTGGAAATGTTGCTGGCCCCCTTGAACAAGGAAAAAGCCAAGGTCATGCGTGATTTACTGGAAAGCGTACAAACCACTCGTTTGAAAAACGCCTTCGAAAAGTATCTACCAGCAGTTTTGGAAGACCGCTCTGTAAGAACCAATAAAGTAATTACAGAATCAGTTACCGAAGTTACTGGAGATAAATCTGTTCCAAGTAGTCAACAGGAAGACCGCGAAGCTAAAAGCAACGTTATCGACCTCAAGCGCCTGGCAGGGTTATAAAATTTTATAGGAGACTTAAATGTCACAAGAACTATTAGAAAGCCGCTGGGGCGAGACTAAAGAAGCATTACTTGAGGGTCTTAATGGCTCCAAGCGCAACAGCATGGGTGTTATCCTTGAAAACACTCGCAAGTACTTGAAGGAAAACGCTTCCGCAGGTTCTACTGCAGCAGGTAACATTGCTACACTGAACCGTGTGATCCTTCCAGTGATTCGTCGTGTTATGCCAACTGTTATTGCTAACGAGTTGGTGGGCGTTCAGCCAATGACAGGTCCTGTTGGTCAGATTCACACTCTGCGTGTGCGTTATGCAAACAGCCTGACTGACAACAGCGCAGCAGCAACTTCTGTTGCAGCTGGTGAAGAAGCACTGAGCCCATTCAAGATTGCCACAGCGTACTCCACAGTACCTGGTGCAGCCGGTACTGCATCTAGCTACACTGGTGCTAACACAGCAGGTATGGAAGGTACTGGCGGTAAGCAAATTTCCGTTCAGATCTTGAAGCAGGCTGTTGAAGCCAAGACACGTAAGTTGCAAGCTCGTTGGACTTTTGAATCAGCACAAGACGCGCAGTCAATGCACGGTATTGATGTTGAAGCAGAAATCATGGCTGCACTGGCACAAGAAATTACTGCTGAAATTGACCAAGAGATTCTGTTGAGCCTGCGTAGTCTGGCTGCTACTGAATTTACTTACAACCAAGCTACTGTTTCTGGTACTGCTACATTCGTTGGTGACGAACACGCTGCTCTAGCTGTGTTGATCAACCGTGTTGCTAACTTGATTGCTCAGCGCACACGTCGTGGCGCAGGTAACTACGCTGTTGTTAGCAGTGCTGCACTAACAGTGTTGCAAAGTGCTACAACCAGCGCATTTGCTCGCACAACAGAAGGCACATTTGAAGCACCTACAAACACCAAGTTTGTTGGTACATTGAACGGTGCTATGCGTGTGTTTGTTGACAGCTATGCTAGCGACAATACACCAGTTCTGGTTGGTTACAAAGGCTCTTCAGAAGCTGATGCTCCTGCATTCTACTGCCCATACATCCCATTGATGAGTTCAGGCGTAGTGTTGGATCCATCAACATTTGAACCAGTCGTGAGTTTCATGACACGTTACGGGTACATTGAGCTTACTAATACTGCATCGTCTTTCGGCAATGCTGGCGATTATGTTGGAGAAATTGCCGTAAGTAATCTCTCGTTTAGCTGAGATTGGTTATGTACTTGTGTTAAACAAGTATGCAAGCAAAATAAAAACGCCCTTCGGGGCGTTTTTTATTGACAAAACAATTACGTGAAAGTTAAATTAGTCATAAATAAACATATGAACAAATACACTCGCTGGTATACGACTCTTACTGAACGTGCTCGCACACGCAATATTGATGGTTATACAGAGAATCATCACATACAGCCACGAAGTCTTGGCGGGTCGGATGACAAAGACAATTTAGTTGAGCTTACTGCTCGTGAACATTTTATATGCCATTGGTTGCTGACCAAAATGCACACCGGAGAAGCAAAATCAAAAATGATTTATGCACTCAACGGGATGAAACGGGGCAATGAGTTTACCCAGCGTTATGAAACAAAAATTACTGCTAGGGTGTATGAGAATCTAAAAAAAGAATTTTCCAAAGTTCATAGTGCTACTATGCAAGGTAAAATTCCTGTCAATAAAGGCAGAAAAATGAGCGAAGAACAAAAAGCCAAAATTCGTGCCACCAAAGCAGCAAATCCTTACAAATGGGATCCAGAAAAACTTGCTAAAAGAGTAGAAACACAAACAGGAGTAAAGCGTAGTGAAGAAACAAAGTTAAAAATGTCTCTTGCGGCAAAGGGCAAATTAAAAGGACCAATGAGCGAGGAAAACAAATTAAAAATATCACAAGGTTCTAAAGGTAAATCTAAACCAGCCGGGATGGGTGCAAAACTATCAGCAACCGTTGCAGCACAAAAAGCTGCTGGCACACATTATACTCAGCTGCCTAAACAGACTTGTCCACATTGTGGCGTTCAGGCCAGCAAAGCAAGATACACCGCTTTTCACGGTGACGCCTGCCGAAGTCAAACACTCTAGACCTTGAACCAGCTCAGATATTGATTAACTTTTTTGATCACACTGGTCCAATCTGCTCGAACAGGCTGTCTAAACAACCGTACTGAAGAATACCAAGGAGAACTGTCTCGATCAGCCAGCCAGCGCCAGTCAGTTGCATATGCATTCAGCATGATCCAAGTGGGTCTGCCCAGCGCTCCGGCCAAGTGAGTCACTGCTGTGTCTACTCCAACCACCACATCCAAGTTCTGCATCAGTGCAGCAGTGTCAGCAAAGCTCTGAATACTGCCAGGATACTGTGTGACTCCCAACTCAGCAAGTTCAGCTGCTTGTTCTGTAGTGGCATCTGCTTGTAAATTAATCCATTCGTATTCAGGACCAGATCTTATCATGTCCAGCATGTCTGTGAACGGCACAGCTTTGTGTTGGTTAAGCCACGAGTCTGTGCGTCCACTCCAGCAAAACCCAACTCTCATACGAGTCTTTGGACCCAGGCGCAGTTGCCAAGCTCGAGCCAGGCCAGCGTCAGCATTCAGATAACCCTGTGTACAAGGCAATGTGCTTAGAGTTATGCCTAAAATACCGGGCAAGCTCATAATTGGCACCCAGTAATCAAACTCACCCATGTCTGTGCCGTAGCTGCTGACCTGCTGAATAATTGAACTTGAACCCAACAACGGAATTAATCCGTCAGTGACCTGCAGTTTGATTTCAGCGCCTTGTGTATGCAGATTCCACAAAAATCTCACAAATTGAATGTTGTCGCCGTGGCCTTGTTCTCCCACAACCAGTATGGTCTTGCCAGTTAAATCTTCGCCCTTCCATCTGGGCTGACTGAATTGTGGCTGGGTTCCTGAAAGATGTTCGTAATCCCACCTGGCTTCGTAAGCAGGCCACCCGCGAGCATAGTCGCCCATCAGAAGATAAGTTATGGCCAAATTGAACTTTGCTGTGACATTGTGTGGATCCAGCACTGCAGCATGCTGCAAGAACGGCACAGCTCTGGCAGGGTGCCCCAGCTCTCGCATCACATTGCCATAGTTGTTGAACGCAGCAGCAGATTCAGGATCTTGCACAAACGCCTGTGCATAGCAACTCAGAGCCATTTCGGGTTGCTGTTGCGCCCGAAGTTGGTTGCCTTGTTCAATTAAAATGTTGGAATTCATAAAGATATTTACACAGCTTTTTAGCCAGGTTGAAAATATCATTGTGGCTAAATACTTGTCAACACAATACGGTGTTTTATGCGGCACACCAGCCGCGTAGTAGGCTAGAACCTACAGACTTATCTTTAAGGAAACAAACAAAATGGGCCGCCCTCTAAAAATTAAAAAAACATCCTCAGTTGACATTGGCTTCAACGGAGTAGCTACACTTACAGCACCAGTTATGCCTGAAACTCTGTCAGGCACTGAATACCTAGGCGTTGTAGGCGGTAACAACGGATCAGGCGAATCTGTATCTTATCCTATTATCAAATGTCGTGTGCGCATTGCTGGTCAGAGCGAAGCTGATGGTTACATTATACGTCAAAAAGGATCTAGAGCATATCTTGTGTCCGACGGCTCTAATACTGGCGTTTGTATATTAGCTGACGAAGCTGATGGTGCGTTGACAGCAGGTAACATGAACATTACCTTTACACTTGGTGACAGCACAGCCGTGAATATTGCTCGCCTGACTAACCGTTATGCGTTAGACTACAGCGACAATCGATATTTGGTCAACTTCTTCACAGACGAAGGAACTCAAATCAAGAGTGGTACTGCTGGTACTACATTAGAGATAGGCATTGTAGAAAACTACACGTCTTAATTGATCTAGCACCTGAATCCTCTCAGCTACATACTGGGAGGATTTTTTTATGACTATAGCATTTGTATTGGGAAATGGGCAGAGCCGACTAACGTTGGATCTAATAGAACTGGCAAAAGTAGCACCTGTGTACGGATGCAATGCATTGTTCAGAGAATTTGAACCAGCAGTGCTGGTCAGCACCGATGCGCCTATTAGCAAATCTATACAAGAATTGGGCTATAGCAAGCAGCATGTGCACTACACCAGAAAGCCTTTGCCTGATCTGGGTGCAAAACGAATACCGCAGCAGTATTATGGGTTCAGCTCAGGGCCTACGGCTGTTGGGATTGCAGCAATTGATCGACATAGAAAAATATATCTACTGGGGTTTGACATGGGACCAACCACAACTGGGCATTTTAACAACGTGTATTCGGACACTGAGTTTTACAAAAAGTCTTCATCTACTCCAACTTACACAGGAAACTGGGTACGTCAATTAGGCACAATTGCAAAAGATTTTCCAAAAACACAATTTGTACGAGTACAAGGTCCTACTACAGCTAGCATTTTGGAACTATCAAATATACCAAATCTGAGTCATCTGTTGATGGTAGACTTTATTGACCGCATAAATAACACAAAGGATCTCTAAATGTCTATCTATAAGCGTGTTGCTGGTAATCTTATAATTCAAACCGTTGGTGCAACGGATACTGTAACCTTTGAAGGGTTAACTGCTAACACCGCAACGGTAATCATCAACGGCGATTTGACAGTGTCGGGTAATGCCAGTTTGACTGGTAACATTTCAGGCGACAAAATATTCAACGGCACTACATCAATAGAGATCCCATCTTCTGGCAGCAACGCACTAATATCTGTTAACGGTACCAGCAATGTGTTTGTTGTCAGCAGCACTGGCGCAAATATCACAGGAACTGCTAATGTGACTTCTACTCTAGAAGTGGGTGCCAACATTACCGGCGCTAATTTAAACACAGCAGGCAACGTTTGGATTGCCAGAGATGCTAGCGCAGGACAGCCCACTATTAGATTTACAGATACTGACATTGAAGTTGCAGACGGACAAACATTTGGTTCTTTAGAGTGGTTTACCAGCGATGATTCGGGCACCGGAGCTAGAGTCACTGCAGCAATTCGAGCAGTAGCTGCAGGCACGCTGGGCAATGCAAACATTCAGATTTTAACTTCGTCAGGTGGTGCAGCAGCCACAACTAAAATCACAATTGACAACATTGGTAACGTAGGTGTTGCCAACGCAGCCCCATTACACAAAGTTGCAGTAAGTGGCACAATATACGGATCTCAAACACTGACCATAGTTGGCAACGTCACAGGCGGAAACTTGCTGACAGCAGGATCTTCTACTGCTACCGGTAACGTACAAGGTGGTAATATTCGTACAGTTGGTCTAATAACTGCAACCGGCAATGTCACAGGTGGTAACTTGATTAGTTTAGGATCAGTTACTGCAGGAGCAGCAGGAATCACTGCTACCGGTAACGTGCGTGGCGGCAACTTGGTTAGTGATGCTGCTATTGTGGCAACTGGAAACATTGATGGATCTAACTTGTTTACTCAAGGCATAGTTACTGCTACTGGAAACGTTCAAGCCGGCAATTTGGTGACTGCAAACACAGTATTTGCTACCAACGCTGTTATCAGCGGCTCTAGTAGCGGCACAGGAATTGGTGTAGAAAATATTGTACGGCAAAGCGCCGATGCTACTGTTTCGTCAGCCACAATGGCCAACGTGGGCGTACTAACTTTTACAGCTCTGGAAAATCAAGCCTACAAGTTTATTGCCTACATGTCAGTTGTTCCAGCCGGGTCCACTAATACAGCATTTTCTGTGTTGTTTGACAACGGGTCTTGCAACTACACAGTAGAAACACAGGCCACTAGTACCGGCGCTTGGGCAGTAGCAACATCAACTGCAAGCAACACCACAGGAACCACTCAGAGCATGACTGGAACCACAGCACGCGCCGTGCGTATTTCAGGAACTTTTGCACACACTGGCAACACAGACGTTTCAATTCGTGCACAAACCAGCGCTGCAGATCTCACAGTTAAAACAAACGCATACATTATATACACCAGAATTGGATAAAATGTATTCGTGTTCTTTTGGTAAATACTCCAGAGGACCATGAATATCTATGTCACAACAAATAATTGATATTGGCGAAGACGCCAATGACGGAACTGGTGAATCCCTGCGCAGTGCGTTTAATGCAGTAAACGAAAACTTTTCAGAAGTGTATGCTGCTGGTCCTGTTGGATCTAACGTAGTAATTGCTGGAAATACAGTCACAGTAACAGGCACTAATAATAATTTGGTGCTAGCTGCCAACGGAATTGGTAACATCCAAGCCAACAGCACTATTATGCCCAGCGTTGATGCGGTGTATGATATTGGTTCCCCAAGCAACAGAATAGACACTGTATATGCTACATATTTTGTAGGCAATGGCTCGCTGCTGACCGGAATTGCAGGCGGCGGCGGCAGCGGCAATGCTATCACCAACGGTGACACAGACGTGTCTATTCCGGTGATCAACGGCAATGTTGTAATCACAATTGATGGCCGTGGCAATGTATTAGTAGTTGAACGCTTTAACGTGGTGTTGAATGCAAATCTAGTACCAGGTGCAAATGTTACTTACAGTTTGGGCACAGCAAATGCAGCTTGGAAAGACTTGCATTTGTCCAACAGCACAATTTATTTAGGTAACAGTACAGTACAGTCCAATGCTACTTCTTTTACACTAACAACACCCACAGGCGGAGCACTAGTACTAGCAGGAAGCGGTACAATATCTCCTTATGCTAATGCTAATGTAGCAGCATATTTGCCCACATACACAGGCAAAATCACAGCTGGTAACATTAGCGCTACTGGTAACGTAACTGGTCAATATATCATTGGCGATGGCGGCTTTCTAAGTAACGTTGTGTTTACCGGCAATGTAGCAGTGAGTCAACTGGGCAACGGCACAACTGTGCTCCGTGTTGAAGGATCAGGCGGCAATATAAGTACCACAGTGGGTGGTGTTGCTAACGTTCAAGTTAGTACTCCAACTGGTGTTGAAGTAACCGGTAACATCAGCGCCACTGGTAATATTGTAGGCAATTACATTTTAGGCAACGGTAGTCAACTAAGTGGTCTTCCAGAAACTTATGCCAACTCAAACGTAGCAGCATTTTTGCCTACATACACAGGCAACATCACTGCAGGTAATCTAAGCGTCGCTAGCAACATTGTTGTTGGAAATATAGGGTCCACAGGCAATATTGACACTATTGGAAATATTAGTGCACAAGGTAATGTCCTAACACAAGGAACAATCAGTGCTGTTGGTAATATTGTCACAACCGGTTTGTTTATTGGTAACTTCCAAGGCAATATCACAGGTAATATTACAGTTCCTGGAGCAAATACTCAGGTGTTGTTCAACGGTAACGGCAATGCTGCTGCAGTACCAGGATTTACATACAATGCAGATTCTAACACAGTTACTGTACTTGGTGTAGTTAGTGTACAAGCAAATGTGATTGGCGGTAACATTGTCACAGCAGGCATAGTTGATGCTGTTGGAAATATCACTGGTGGCAATATTAGCACAGCTGGACTAGCAACTGTTACAGGTAACATCACTGGCGGTAACTTGATCACCAGTGGAATTGCAGATGTAACAGGTAACTTAACTGCAGGCAACATCAGCACTGCTGGCACAATTAATGCTACTGGTAACTTAGTTGCAGGCAACATCAGCACTGCTGGCACAGTTAATGCCACAGGAGATATCACTGGTGCTACTGTAACTGCACCGCAAATTATAACCAACAACATTAGATCTGACGATTCAAGTTTTGTAAATGTTGAAGATGGATTGAATGTTGAGCAAGGGCTGACTGTTAACGGTACCATCAATTCTGTCGGTAATATCACAGGCAGTAACATCAGCACTGCAGGCTTAGTGATTGCAACTGGCAATATTACCGGTGGTAATCTGATCACAGACGGAACATTAGTGTCAACTGGAAATGCCACTGTTGGCAATCTAAGTGCAGGCACTGTTGTGGCCACAACTGGTAATATTACAACAGTAAATTCCACAACACTAAACGCTGCCGATGCTAACTTAACTGGCAACATTGCTGCAAGCGGTACAGCTAATGTAACAGGTAACCTAATAGCTGGTAATATCAGTACCGCGGGCACAGTAGTTGCAACTGGAAATATATCAGGTGGTAACCTAACAGGTGGAAACATTGATACTGCAGGCACAGTAGTTGCAACTGGCAATATTTCAGGTGGTAACATTATCACTAATGGTATTGCTAGTATAACAGGCAATTTAACAGCTGGAAATATTGGCACAGCTGGAACTGTTGATGCAACCGGCAACATCACAGGTGGTAACTTGATTACTGCCGGTCAATTATCAGCAACTGGTAATGCAACTGTTGGTAATTTAAGTACAACAACATTGGTTGCCACAACTGGCAATATCACAACAATAAACGCAGCCGATGTTAACCTAACTGGTAATGTTGCTGCAGGTGGCACAGCCAACGTAACAGGTAATTTAGCAGCAGGCAATATTAATTCAACTGGCAATATCACTGGTAGTCACTTTATTGGTAACGGTAGCCAACTAACTGGACTGCCTGCAACTTATTCAAATGCTGATGTATCGACTTATCTAGCCAGCGGCACTAACGCTGCTAATATTGTAACAACTGCTAATATCAGTGGTAGTTACTTGTTCGGCAACGGTTCACTTATATCTGGATTGCCTGCTAATTACGGCAACACTCAAGTTGCATCATATTTGCCAATCTACACTGGCAACCTGGTTAGTCTAACTGGCAACGTGACAACCACTGCCAATATCAACGGTGGTAATGTGGTTGCAACTGGCAACCTCACCGGTAGTTACTTTATCGGTAATGGTAGTCAACTAACCGGCGGCTACGGCAACACTGAAGTTGCAGCATATTTGCCCACCTACACTGGTAACTTAAACAGCTTAACTGGTAATGTGACAACCACTGCTAATGTCAACGGCGGCAACTTGAGCATAACAGGTGCAGTTGCCGCTAGTACAATCAGTGCCACAGGTAACGCAGCATCTGGCAATTTGTCAGTTACTAACAATATTAGTTCTGCTACACTAAGCACAACTGGTAACGCAACCGTCGGCGGCGACTTGATTGTAAACGGAAACGTATCGTATGTCAACGTTTCAAATCTAAGTATAGAAGATCCGGTAATTTCAATTGGTCGTGGTGCAAATAATGCTCCATTGGTTACAAACGACAACAAGGACCGTGGCGAACAACTTTGGTATTTTACTGACGCTGAAAAATCGGCTTTTATAGGTTACGATAATTCTGAAGCAAAGATTATTGTTGCAGCCAACGTGTCAATTACTGGCGAAATAGTCACAGTTAACAATTACGGAAACACTGCAGTTGGTAACCTTGAAGCAACTAGTATAACTGCTACTGCTAACATTGCAGGTGGCAATATCAGCACAGTTGGGCTGGCAACTGTTACAGGCAACATCACTGGTGGTAACGTTAACACATCAGGTGCTGTTGGTGCAACAGGAACAATTACCGGCGGAAATATCACCACCGGCGGCGCAGTCAGTGCAACCGGCAATATTACCAGCGGCAATGTTTCAACAGTTGGCATAATCACCGCAACAGGTAACGTTACTGGTGGCAATGTTATCACAGTTGGCAATATCACAGGCGGAAATATCACAGTATCTGGCTTGATTGCTGGCAGCAACTTAGAAATTTCCAACACTGTTACTGCAGTAACATTCCGGGGCGATTTAGAAGGATCAGTATTTTCTGATGATTCTACACTGATCATTGACTCAGTTGACAATGCATTGTATGTGAACAATGCAGTGATAGTCAGCAACATAGCTGCAGCAAATATTAATTCAGGCTTTATTAGTGCAACTGGAAACATCAACAGCTTGACAATCAACACTGACAACGTCTATGCTGATTCAGTAACTGCAGTAGGTAATGTTGACAGCGGTAATATCAACACAGTTGGCCAAGTAGTGGCAACTGGCAACGTAACAGGCGGCAATGTAAGCACTACGCTGATTAGCGCAACCACTGCTAGCGTAACTGGAAACATTACAGGTGGTAATGTTTCAACTGCTGGGTTGATCACAGCCACTGGTAACATTGATAGCGGCAACATCAACACTGTTGGAGTAGTTGTTGCAACTGGCAACATTACTGGTGGCAATGTTAACACATCGGGTACTGTTGTTGCGACTGGCAACATCACTGGCGGAAATATTGTAACACCAAACACTATTTCTGCATTGAACTTTTTTGCCAGCAACACAGTCAGCGCAGTTGGAAATGTAAGCGTCGGCAACGTTGAAACTGGCGGGTTAATAACAGCAACTGGCAACATTACTGGTGGTAACTTGATCACTGCCGGAGAACTGATTGCCACTGGCGCAATTGTGTCGAGTGCAACAATTACTGGCGCAAACATAGTAGCTAGCTCGCAGATAAGTGCAGCAGGCAACATCACTGCAGCAGGCAATGTAGTTGCTACTAACTTTGTTGGTAATTTGGTAGGTAGCTTAACTGCCCCGGGTGCAAATACTCAACTGATATTCAATGAAGATGGCGTGCTAGGTGGCACAACAGGATTGGTATTTGATTATGTCGGCAACTCACTGACTGTGGGCGGCAATATTTCAACTCAAAACGGTGGCAATGTCACTGTAGCAGGCGCACTGAGCACAGTTGGCAACATCACAGTTAGTACTGGTAATATAAACGGCAGTAATATACTTGGTACGTTTATAAGTGCAAGCGGCAACGTTGATGGCGGTAACATTAATACCGGTGCACAAGTAGCCGCAACTGGCAACATCACCGGCGGTAATATTAACACTGCTGGATTGATCACTGCTACTGGAAATATAACTTCTACTGCAAACGTAACTGCTGGCAATGTTAACACAGCTGGCGAAGTGGTTGCAACTGGCAACATTACTGGTGGCAATGTTAACACAGCTGGCGAAGTGATTGCAACTGGCAACATTACTGGTGGCAATGTTAACACAGCAGGTGCAATCACTGCTACTGGTGCAATTACTGCGACTGAAAATGTAACCGGCGGCAATTTGGTCACAGGCGGTGCTGCCAGCGCAACTGGCAATGTCACAGGTGGTAACTTGATCACTGCTGGCAGTGTCAACGGCGGCAGTGTTACTACAAACAGTTTGAACGCTATATTAGGTTCAAACTTAATAATTGGCAGCAACAGTATTACAGGCGGCCCGTCAAACAGAAGTTATATCAATGGTGCCAGCGGTGCTAGCACTAGCGACTTAGCGCTGTTTGGGTTAAGCGGCAATGTCACAATCAACACAGGTGTTGACGGTAGTATAGACAACACTTGGAAATTTGATGCTGCTGGCAACTTAACTGCACCCAGCGGCGGCAACATCATTACAACTGGTAATGCTGTAAACGGAAACTTGATTACGTCTGGATTGGTTACAGTTACAGGCAATATTACCGGTGGCAACTTGATTACTGCTGGCAATATTTCTGCTAATAACATCACGGCTACAACCTCCATAAATATTAACGGAAACCAAGTAGCAACAGTAGACGATGCAACCGCATTGGCAATAGCATTAGGATAATAGAATGGCAAATACTTTTACAAGAAAACTCAGCAGACTAGTTGGTAGCACTGCAGTAGACGTCGGCAGTTATACTGTAGGCGCTAGCACAACCACAATTGTGGTAGGACTATCTGTGACCAATCGAACAGGTGGTGCAATCACGGCCAACGTGTTTATTCAAGACGTAGGAGCGGCTAATACCTATATAGTGATGAATGCGCCTGTTAGTTCAGGTTCTAGTCTTGTAGTAGGCGGCGGCGATCAAAAATTGGTATTGATCGAAGGAGACACAGTGTATGTACAGAGCAGTGCAAGTTCAAGTCTTGACGCTGTGATGAGCATAATGGAAATTACCTAATGAGTTACATTGGACTTAACCCACAACAGCAGTTGCTGAATTCCAGCACTGAATTTTTCAGTGGTGATGCGTCAACTGTTGAGTTCTTTCTTTCACGAAGTGTATCGTCGGCTAGTGACTTAGATGTTATGGTTGGTACTGTTGCACAACGTCCGTTTGTAGACTACACTGCACAGAACCTTACTATACAGTTTATATCAGCGCCAGCTGCTGGAACCAACAACATCACAGTTACGTTCCGAGCAGGCGCACTAAACTCATTAAACCTGACTGCCAATGCGTTTGGAGCAGGTACAGTAGGACAACCAGCAGTATACAGTGTAGCAGCCAACAACACAGGTATATACTGGCCCAATGCTACCACAATGAATGTAACAGTGGCTGGCAGCTCCAGAGTTCAATTCAGCAGCAATATTACTTCAACCAGCAACATCACAGGTGCACTTACAGTATCAGGTGGCGCTGGCATTACTGGCAACATAAACACCAGCGGCTTGGTAGCAATAACCAACACATTTAACAGTGCAAACATCAATTCTGGTGCACTCACTGTGCTAGGTGGCGCAGGTATTGTGGGAAACCTTAACATTGGTGGCGACATTACCTGTGTAGGTGACTTCACAGTTAACGGAACATTCACCACAACAGGAACCGATGCGTTGGTAGTTGAAGATCCTTTTGTGTTCTTGGCTAATGCTAACCCAGGTGACAGCTTTGATACTGGAGTAGTATCACAATACACCGAAGCTGGCATCACTAGATATACTGGATATTTCCGAGATATCACAGACGGCAAATATAAACTGTTTGGCAACTTGACAGCCAAGCCAACAACAGTGGTTGACACCGGCAACGCCAGCTTTGAACTCAATCAGCTAGTAGTGTCTCAGTTGACTGCAACTGGCAACGTTACCGGTGCATTTTTTATTGGTGATGGATCAGCACTGACTGGAGTTTCATCCGACGTTACGAAAATTTTCAACTCAGGCAGTTTAGTTGAAATTGCTACACCAAACGGTAACGTTGTTTCTAATGTAAACAGTGCTACTATCAGCGTGATCAGCAGTGCTGGATTAGGCATTACTGGACTTATTACTGCTACTGCTAATATCAGCGCTGCAGGCAATGTGCTTGCTGGAAATTTAAGCACAGCAGGTCTAGTGACTGCAACTGGTAACATTGTGAGTGCTGCCAATGTGAGTGGTGGTAACTTGTTAACAGGTGGTGGGATAACTGCCACAGCCAACATTACCGGGGGTAACCTAAGAAGCGCAGGACAAGTCAGTGTAGGCGGCAACGTGACCGGAGGCAACATAAAGACTGCAGGTCTTGTGAGTGCTACTGGTGATGTGTTTGGTAACAATTTTTCAGCCACAACTGCTGTTAACGCATCAGGTAACATTACTGGTGGAAATCTTATCAGTACTGGTGCAATTGATGCTACTGGCTCAATAACATCCAGTGGGGGTGGTCTAAGCGTAGCAGGCAACGTCACTGGTGGCAACGTTAATGCAGGCGGTTTGAGTCTGAGTGGAAACATTATTACTCCGGTTAACACAACAAGTAATATTACCACCACAGCCAATATTGCAGGCGGTAATATTGTGTCAACTGCATTGTTACAAGGTGCAACTTTAAATGCCAGCGGCGCTGTGACATTTTCTGGAACAGCCACAAACATTGCAGTTGGAACTAGCCAAACAACAGGTACTATCACACTGGGCGGTACTGCTCAAATTGGAACTATTAACATTGGCAGATCCACCGGAACTCAATCTTTGATTCTAGCCAATGGAGCTGTTGCGTCTGGTAACCTAAAAACTATCAGTGTTGGTGAAGGCGGAGCCGGCGGATCCACTACTACAATTGCAGTGGGACCAGTTACTGGCACTGGAACTGTGACTTTTAACACAGGTACAACTGTTACTATTGCTAGCACGTCAGGATCAGCACTGAGTGTGGCAGGCAACGTAACTGGCGGCAACCTAAAAACATCTGGAATCACAATTGCCGCCAGTACAATCACTGGAGTGTCTACTCTTTCTGCAACAGGCACAATAACAGGCGGCAACTTATCAACTGCTGGTACAGTAGGTGCAACAGGCACAATAACAGGTGGCAACTTATTAACTGCTGGTACAGTAAGTGCAACAGGCACAATAACAGGTGGCAACTTATTAACCACTGGCTTAATTAGCGCAGGCGGCACAGTACTTGCAATTGGCAATGTCACAGGTGGAAACTTTATCACTGCCGGATTGATCACTGCCACTGGGAACATCACTGCCACAGCCAACATTGCTGCTGGCAACATCAGCACTGCTAATTTAGTAAAAGGTGGTACAGTTAGTGCTACTGCTAACGTGATTGGTGCTAACATACAAGGCGGAACACTAAGCCTAAGTGGCAATGTGATCAGCGGCTTGAATATGACCACGCAGATTTTTAGTACTGCCAACATCACCGGCGGTAACTTGATTGGGTCTGCATTGGTCAGTGCAACTGGTAATGTTAACGGTGGTAACATTAACACAGCAGGACTTAGTACAGCCAGTAGATTTGTGTCCAACATAGCATCAGGTACAGCACCGTTC